AACTTTTAATTTTATTAAAAAAAATTCTTCTACTTAAATTATATATGAAAGAAGTCCAATAAGAAACTTCTTCATTATTCATAGTGCCATTATGATAATTTAATGTCTTCTCTTTAACAAAATCCATAACGATCTTCAATATCTTCCCAAAAAGAGTACTATATTTTTTTGCGGCTGCCTCCTGCATTTTTTCACTAATTTTTTCCCATACCCTAGGAACACCCAAAAAACAGGTTGGTCTAGCAATTTTTAAAGAGTCGACCAATGTTCCTTGTAAGGCGTCTGGCTTAGCAAAATATGTAGTCCCTTGATGATAAAAATGAATGAACATATCAAGCATACTCGCAGCAATGTGAGACAATGGTAAAAATGATAGTATTCTTTCATTATCAAGTTTATAAATTTCGCATATTTTTGAACAAGTAAATGATATATTTTCATATGAAATTTTAACAGCTTTACTTTTACCTGTAGTTCCGGAAGTCATAATGTAAGTAATTATACTATTTGGATTTCTATTGGTTTCAAGTAACGTTTTCTTAGAGTCATTTATAAATTTATTAAATGAGGTAAGAGGAATTTCATTGTGTTCTATTTTTTTTGGTTCTTCTTCATACATTATAATTTTCTTTAATCTCTTATTAATTTTTAAATTATCTAGTAATTTATGATTTTGAATCACTAATATTGATGAATTTGATAAATCTAATATATGGTTCACCTCTTCCTGTCCATTTGTAGGATAGATCCCAACGTAGGGTACTCCATACATAATAGTTCCTATCGCTGTATAAAACCACTCAGGTGCATTAAATCCCATAATAGCAATTGATTCATCCCTCCCAATTTTAATCTTATTAAGTGAATTGGAAAATTGTGCACATTTTGAGAAATAAGTTTCCCAAGTAACTTCTTCATTATCTTTTGTAACTAATGCAATTTTACTCGAATTAGTTATGCTGCTAAATTTTTTCAAGAAGTATTTAGTCATTTTTATAAACAAATAAAATAAATTAAAATATTTTTACCATTTTGAGAAAATTGTGAAATCTTGTTCGTCTAGAAGATTCTAAAAAAGGTGAGCTAATTACTTCTTGTATTGTTTGTAAAGATATTCTATCAAGATAGTTAAGGATTACTTCATATGTATCATCTATATTCACTATAATTGTTGTGTTTTCCCAATTAGATGAAAGATAGGGAATTTTTAGAGGAATCTCGTCATAAAATTCAATATTATTTCCTATGTAAAAATGTTTCTTAATGATATTAAAGTCATCAAGTAATTTCATAACATTGTCTTGGCACAAGTTTACAAATTCAACAATTGATTCAATCGATGATAACATTATTCTTATATTATTTTTGAGAACATATGTTGCATTGTTTTTAGTATAGGTGATGATTTTGAAATTAAATATTTTTTTACCTAGATAATAAACGTAATACTTACTTGATATATAATCAATTGATATTTGAGAAAAATCATCTCTTTGTATAAAAATAAATCCATTTTTTTCTGCTATTCTTCTTACATTTATTTCTTTATCTAAATGAATCAAATAAAAATCTTTATTTTCCATTTATTGATTGATTATCCAATCCAATATATTTTCAATTTTTACAACAACTTAAAAAATATGTGATTTTAAATTACAAATGACATTATCTTGGCAAGGAATTACTACTATAGCAACAATTGGACTCTTATTTGGAGTTTTGTCTCTCAATAAATACAATGACACATTAGTAATATTCATTGCTTATATATTTTTATGGAATATCAATAAAATGAGCTCCAATGATGCACTAGGAGGATTTGGTAATAGTGGAATGTTAACTGTTGGAGTTTTATTTGTGAATGTCCATATTTTATCAAGGACTAATGCGATAAATTCCTTTTGTTCCAAAGTTTTTGGGAATAGTAAGAGTCCCAGAGTTGGAATGACTCGATTTTTGATTTTAGTTAATGTTTTATCTGCATTTTTAAACAATACTCCATTGGTTGCTCTCATGATGCCGATTGTAAGAGATTGGGCGCGAAAACACAATTTTCCTCGATCAAAATTCTTAATTCCATTGTCTTATGCTGCCATAACAGGAGGAATGATTACTGTAATTGGAACATCTACAAATCTACTAGTCCAAGGAATATTAGTCCAAAGAAAACTCAAACCAATGGGATTCTTTGATTTGGCTTTAGTTGCGCTACCAATGGCAACAATTTCTACCATATTTTTAGTAACAATTGGATATTGGATATTACCAGATAATGGAATAGGAATGTTGGGAAAAGCAACACAAACAAGCGAGGATTATTTAACTGAGATATGTGTTTCCAAGGATTTCTCCGGGATTGGATCTCCAATCTTCACTGTTCTTAAAAAATTAAAAATTAATAAGTCGTCACTTGTTCAAGTATGGAGAAAAAATATGGATGATGAAAATTGCTTGGAAATAGATGGAATTGAAATTACTACAAAAGATATTGAAATGGTTGATGTGCAAGATGATGTAACTTCCATTTCATTGTTATCTAGTTTAAAAGACAAATTTATGAAATTGGATATAAATCAAATTAATGATGGAGTTACAATTAGAGAAGGAGATCGTTTAATTTTATCCTGCAAATTGGATACATTGCAAAACTTTAGAAGATTCAAAACGAATGGATTGAGTATTGGTGATGTTCATCCATCTGATATGAAAAACTCAATGAGTGAGTTTTGTGAGATTGTAGTTTCACATAGAAATCCTCACATTGGAAAACCTGTTAACTGCGACGATTTTCGGAATGCTTATTCCTGCGGTGTTGTTGGAGCGAGAAGACATGGAGTCGATATGACTCAATTTTTAGATAACACCGTTTTAAAACCAGGAGATACACTTTTAGTATTGACTAGCCCAACATTTTCCCAAAAATTTAAAAATTCACACGATTTCTATGTTGTTTGCACTGTTGGAAATGTTTTGAAGCCACTAACTTGGTTGGATTATTTCCCAATAGTTATTTTTATGGCTATGATCTCATTACCAGCTGCAGAAATTATTACTATGGAACAAAGCGCGATGACTGTTGCTGCTTTAGCTTTTATTTTTAGATGGATAGACATGGATACTGCATTGGAAGTTATTGATTGGAGTTTATTAATTATGATTGCGAGTTCGATTGGGATATCTAGGGCTATGGAGTTATCTGGATTGGGATTGGAAATAGCCAATTTTCTAAAATCATTAAATACATCACTGTGGACAATTAATTTCTTAGTTTATTTGGTTGCATTAATTATGACGGAAATTGTAACAAATAATGCAGCTGCTGCTATAATTATGCCAATGGCACTGGATATAGCAAAGGTTTATGGTGCTAGCTATCGTCCTTTTGCAATAACAGTTATGATGGCATCAAGTTGTGGCTTTGCTGTTCCATTTGGATACGCGACACATTTAATGGTGATGAGCCCAGGAGGATACAAATTTTTAGATTTTATAAAGATTGGGATTCCATTGGATATAATTTATTTGGTTGGGTGTGCATTATTGGTACCTATTTTGTACCCTTTTTGATAGGTTAAAAAAATAAATAAAATAAAAAATTGGGTTAGAATCGTGACATTGGTCCCGATTCAATCTAGTATTTTTTCTTGATCGAAAATCAAAAAAATTGGATAGTTGCTCAAAGAGCAACTCCTAAATTTTTTCTTGATCGAAAATCAAAAAAATTGGATAGTTGCTCTTTGAGCAACTCCTAAATTTTTTCTTGATCGAAAATCAAAAAAATTGGATAGTTGCTCAAAGAGCTACTCCTAAATTTTTTCTTGATCGAAAATCAAAAAAATTGGATTGTTGCTCAAAGAGCAACTCCTAAATTTTTTCTTGATCGAAAATCAAAAAAATTGATGCTAATAATACATAAAAATAAAATTAATTAGTGATTATCACTATGACTGATGCGCAAGAGATCTCATCTAAGTCCAGTAGGACTATAGAAATAAAGGGTGCAAGCCCGACTACTTTAAAAGTAGAAATTTCGACAACTGTCAATGACCTCAAGAAATTATTGGGTGAAAATATAACAGTTGTCTCAAATGGTATGGTTTTAGGAAATAATACCATTTTACCCGAGAGGGTAGGAATTGTCCATCAAGTGATTGGTGGAGGTGGTAGAAAAGGCAGTAATGACAACAAAAAAAATCGTAAGAGAAGCGATGGAAATTCCATCAACTCTCAAGCGAATCAAAGCAAGTATCGCAAAGAAGGTACTCCTCGACCTGAATCTAGAAATGAAGAAGAATCTCAATTTCTTTATGAAGCTGGTCCAGCCACACAAGGTATTGCTTTCAAAACGCTAAGAAGGCGGAACAAGCTAGAGAGAGAGTTCGCCATCATAGAAACTGAAGCAAGAGCCGGTAGAGCAATTCACGGAAAAGTTATTAGATGTTATGAGTGTGACAATATCCCATATGTTAGGCTATCCAATGGTTTTGAAGAAAGATGTACCAACATTCGTTTGAATGAAAGAGGTGTGAAAGTGAATGATGACGTAGTTGTTTGCTACACATCTCCAACTTGTCCTTACATTGCGCACATTTTTGATCTTACCAATGATAGACAAGCCAAACTTTTTGGAGAAATTGCTGAAGATGTTTCAATTGGAACAAGAAAGCAGCAGTACAGCATTTGTGGTCCAAGAATTCATGCAGACACCAAAGACACCGTTGAATTTGTGGGAGAATCAATCTACACAGAAATTGAAGAAGAGATTATTCCAAGATTCAGCAAGTCACCTAGATGCATTGTAGCATTTGGGAGTGATGATAGTGAAAGCGAGAGTGACGATGATACTCCTTCTCCAGATCTTTCGATATTCGCTAACAGAACTCAAATCGAGTTCAAGGAGCCTGAAATTATTGCTCAACCGAAACCACGAAAAGTCAAGGAAGCCGTCACAGAGGTTATTCTAGGAAAAACGAAGCAAGATGAAATAGAAGAACAAAAGATCATTTTGAAAACGAAAGTGGTCTTCTTCAAAGATTCTCGTGGATTGTTAGCTATTCATGGAAGTGATGAAAAATGCTACATTGATCGAACGATTCTTGGATCACTTGAAATAGAAGAAGATGATACAGTCATCGTAGAGGCAGAGGAAAATGAACGTTCTCAACCAAAGTACAAGGCAGTCAAAATCATTGATCTTAAGAAAGAACAAGTTGTTTATCAAGGTGTTTTTCTCTATTGGACCAAAGGAAAAGATTTTGGATTTATCCAAAGTGATCAATTCAAAGACAGACGTATTTTTGTGCACGAGAGCTCGATCAAAAATCCCAGTCTACTCAAGAAGATGAAGGATTTCAACACCCGTTCTCAACCTATTAATTTATCTTTCACTATGCGAGACAATTCTAAGCTTCAAGCTACCCGTGTTTTCAACTAATTGTGAAATTTTTATAAAATATTCTATCTAAGCTAATAAATTCTATCTAAGCATCGTGTCATGACTATTTTAGGTAAATAGTCCTGAGCAGTATCTACCCCATACATATTTTTTACACGTTCATTCTTATAATACCAAGAATCTTTTATAGATACAATTATACCGTTATCATCTATTAATTGATTTTGAGTCGTAAAATCTTTCACTATTAAACCGCAATTTAATAAAATATTATGTGCATCTAAAATTTGCACATCTAGGAACCCCATTTGTTCATATATCTCAATATCAATTAATTTTTTAATTAATGTAACCAATTTATTTGGTGTTAGATAAATATGGACATTGAAAAGTATAAAATGTATGAGAAATTTAGTTTTATTATCATCACAAAGCAAAAAATCTAGTTTTTTATAATTTTTATAATAGAAGTGAAAATTAATCTCACCGATAGGTTTGCCTTTCTCAAAAAATAAATAATTGTTCTTTTTCAATGTTATAAAGCCAAAATTCTCAAAAATTTTGAGAATTTCAATTTGAATGTTTAAATCGTCAATCTTTCCAAAGTTTTTTTCATTCGCTTTTTGTTTAAGTTTCTTATAAGATAGAAATAAGTTTTCGTACGAAAAATCCATTTTCTATTTATGTTAAAATTTCTTTAAGTTTTAGTTTTAGTTTTCGTAGAATTAGAAAATATCATATTCATTTTTATCACTCCAGAAAACAGATTTTTCGTGAGAAGCAAATTACTTTTCGAAGCAAGATTGACAACTTTCATCATTACATAATGCTTTGGGAGGGTTACTGCAGATGCTGATATTACACCGACCAAAAAGAAAAATGAGACAAAATATATTAAAAATAATTTGCTTAATTTAATATAATGAGGATTAAATTAAGTGATAAATATCAAAACGAAAGAGAAGAAATATGTAATAAAATTATTACTATATTAGATTTAAAAGAAGATAAATATTTTTTATTATGTGAATTAGATGAAGACATAGAAAAGCAGAATAAAATAATGGATTTAAAAGAAGAAATACAAAAATATTTTGCTTGTTCTACTATTTCTTCTTTCAAACCAAATTTTGAATGTAAGCGTCCTTATTTGAATATCATTAGAAGTATATTAAGGAAGCAAAATTATAATTTTATTGGAAATGATTATACAATAAAAGTCAATGATATTCCAAAAAAAACTATTAAATATATTATATTTAGGAATAATTAAACATTTGCGGTAAATTATTTAAAATAAAATCTTTAGTAAATATATAGAATGGTGAAAAAGAAAAAGAAAGAAACATTCAAAACTTTTAGAAATATAGAGAAACCTAAATTCAAAACCATCAAAACTACACTCAAATCTGTTTTATTGAATTATAAAGAAGTTCAACCAATTATTACTAGTTTAGTTTTTGAAATAAACGATTTGGTTATTCATACTTACCAATTTATTAGGTTATATATTTTGTATTGTTTTCATAATAATTTAGAATTTCCTGTTTTTGATGATAAATTTACATTTGTAAAATATTGTATCAAAACATTAGGAATAAAATCTAATAGTGGAAGAAAATCCAAAGATACACAACTTTTATATACTTTACAAAAATTTTATAATGATGAATACAAACCTTTACTCAATCACAATAAAATAAATTTAGTAAATAAATCTCATTTGATAAATATTATAGCAGAACAAATTCAAGTTTGTATTTCTACAAATATACAAGAACATTTTATTCAACATTTTCTTCGTTTTATCAATAAAACTACAAATGAAATTACAGAAGATAAAAAAGAATTATTTGAATTTAAGCATAAATTGCTTATGTTAGATGAAACAAATGAAATATTTACTAATTGGAAACTCACTCATTTACCTAATATTTTACCAACAAATATTAAAATTTCTGTGTATTATGATGTGAAAGTAAGACAATTTGAATATTTGAAAGGAATGTTGTATATGAATTCTGTATTAGAAACACAAGAAAATAAGTTATTTCAACCTTTACCAT